GACGAGATTTGCGTTCTCATCAATCGTCGTGAAACCTAGCCATTCCTGCATGGATCGGACATTGAGACCTCTTAAATCATCAACCGTGAAGCCGTCGGACTGGATATGCGTATGTCCAAGTTCTGTAACGCAGACAGGCGAGCTTGTACGGTGCATGTTGAACTCTTTTGCGAGCTTACTTCTTGTCTCTGGCGTAATTTGAAGCCAGATATTCGGTGTGATTAACACTTCAATCATAGTTTACTATTAAAAATTAGATTGTAGGTAATGGTTGGGACATCGGAGGCATGGCTAGTTGTCCCTGTGGTTGCATTGGCTGTTCCTTTGCCAAAAAGGCTTCTGGGTTGCGTGCCGTTACTGGGTTTGTCGAGAACAAGAGCTTCTTTTCTACCTCTCGAATGTTGTTCGTACCAGGGGCGGCGGCTTCGGCAGCGATAACCTTATCGAACAGTTCAAGATTCTGCTTGAATCGCACATCATCACTCTTCGCGTGCAATACTTCATCCGTCATAATCATCGAATACTTCAATGCGCGGATACGACGAGGGTCTGCCTTCACGATCTCGGTCTCTGCATCCATACCACCCTGCTCATCGAGAAGATCATACGAAGCGGCGAGTGGGTCTACATCATCTCCAATCGTCTCAAACTGCACCTTGCGACGCTTTGCTTTGCTGTCTGAACTCTTGAGGTCAACGAGGAAAGACTTGTATTTCAATCCTGCTTTTGCACCTTGCATTTGGTCGATATCCGCGACCGTCATGTACTGCAAGACATCCCCCTCAACGAGTCGCGTCATCTTCACACTTGCACCGATAAGCTCCGAATAGAACGGACCGAGGTCTTGCTGGAGTTGTTGCTCGCGTTGGCTGATCTCATACGCGGTAATCTGTCCAGGTCTGTTCTGCGGTGTAGCTTGTGTGTTTGCCGTCTGATCGAGCGACTTCTCGACTTCTCCGAGAGCAGATAGAAGATTGCCGGTCTGCAACGGTGGAAGAAGTGGATCGAGCTTACCGTTCTCATCTCGTAGGTTGACCGTAGCACCTGGAATAATCACATCCGAATCAATCGAGTCTTTACCGATGTACTTCATCGGCTTCATTGTATCGATGATTGCGCCGTCAACAAGTACAGGATAGAGAGTATTGATGATATTAGCATCGTGAGAAACCGCAAATACGAGCGATTTACCATAGAAAAAGTTGTCCCTGATCCAAGAGTAGTACCATTTTGCGAATGGATACAGACCGTCTTCGCGTGGATTCTTCTCATCGGCTTCTCCGATGATGATTCCGTTGACGACTGTGACCATTGATCCGCCGTTCTCCTTCGTCCAGTAAACCATCTCCTCGCATAACTCCCCTCGAAGAGCGGGATCGTACGCATAATAGAACCCTTGGTTAGGGTCATTAAACATTAACTGCATTCCTTTCTTTACATATTCCCAGTTCTTCTTTCCGCTGTACTTTGCATATAACTGGTCATGGGATTGAACACGTCGCCAGATCAAGAAGCGTTGCTTTTGCTCATCTTTCTCAAAGATATTCTCAATATAGAGCTGATCTGTAGGGACGATTGTCGCAATGAAGCCTGAATTAGCCTCATCAAGTACCATTTTTGTATTCCAAGAGCCGTCCTTATTTCGATCCGTCTTCATCTTGCGGTACACCTGTCGATATTCGTGATGGACGATACATGCAGGCGAGACTTCCGACTGCAAGATAGAATGTAGCCAAAACTCCTTCGGGAAGTAAGTAGCATTTACCCAGTCCATTGCCGAGTTAAGCACCATTGCCGCGTCATCATCTGGGTTCGCTTCAACATCCGTAGCCTGTAGACGCAAAAAGCCAAGCCGTCCTGCGGCGTGACCTGCCATTGAGATACACTTGTTCCGTTCAATCGGTCTGATCGCGTTACTACGCCATGAGTTTGCTACATCGCCCTCTGCTGGCTCGCCGTTGTTAGGCTGAAACGTGTTGAACGCCATCGAGTCCACCTGATCGCGTTGGAGAGTAGACAGATCGTTGAACTCAACACGTGGGCGATACATTGTTTGATAGCCAAGAGCAAAGTCTTTTAAGATTTGTCCGCGTACTTCTCGCTCTAAATCAGTCGGTTGCCATTGTGCTTTTTCAACCGCGATCTCCTTATCTCCCGAATCGTTTGTTGATCCGTATTTCTGTACGGCTTGAGATAGCCGTTGGTCGATGATTGACATATTAGACTACATTATATCATTTATTGCGCGTTTCGTATAGCCGAGTTTCTATTTGAGCCATAGCGATATGCGGTAGATGTTGAGGCACTGACATGAACTTGGTTCGTCTGTTCTCTTGGTCGCTCTACGACTTCGTTCGCCATGGCAAGACTATCGCAATTAGATACTAAAATACCATTAGCGAAGAACTCATGAGCATCTTCAACCGTAAGATTATATACTTTTCTTTTTTCCGAATCCCATCTTTCTAGCATGTTCCTTGTGCCAAGCCCGTCCTTCAACGCTTTTGTGCCATAGTCGCGCCGCATCTCTTGCTGTTGCAAGATTCCTCTCTCTATCTTCACTGATTCTGTATGCAAGCATTGCCTTCGTAGGCTCTTTAGTATGCCTTGAAGCATGTTCTTTAAGAGAGATACACTCAAGATTACTTGATTCATTATTGAAAAAATTACCATCCTTGTGATGTATAGACATGCCTGCTGGTATTTCTCCGAAGTTATCAATCCAGATTTGTCGATGAAGTGATATTGGGCAAGTTTTCCATTTACCATGATGCCAAAAATAATTCCTAAGGTGTGATCGTTTAGAATCTGGGTATCTATAATACTTTTTTTCTCTATACTCAATAATTCTTTGTTCCATGTATAGAGTATATCAGATACGCCAATATCCTGCAATGCTTTTTTACCATTCTTTGTGATTATTTTATGATCTTTCGTGCCAATTATCCCAATATTTTTAACTACTTCTTTGCTCCCTGTACAACGTGCGCATGTTACTTCTTTCCAGCCTTGTCTTGTCATTACCTTCATTCCAGCTTTAACTTTCTCTATAGAGATCTCACCAAATTCTGTCAAGATAAGCGTTGAGCCTATAAGACAAGCATCGTCATGCTCACTGATCGGGAATCGTAAAAGCTCTGTCTCTAAGTCATTACACTTGCCTCTCACGTGCCAAATCTGCCCTTGCTCATACCGTGGAAGGAGCGACAGAATACGGTCGCCCTTTGACGCTTTTGAGGTGTGACGTAGCTCCTTGATATTCAACCTAATACCGCGCCTCTGTTCTTCTTCTTCGATAAGCGTCTTTAGCCCTTGATAGAACTGCGTGTCTTCAATACCGATCTCAATAATCGACTCATTCCGCCAAATAGAGAACATGTTGTCTAGCAGTTCTTTCGGCGTATGCCTAGCACGCCATGACTCAACATACCACCGACCGTCAAATGAGACTTTAACGAGTGAATAGCCTATAAAGTCCCCTTCTCCCTTACGGATACTTGCCTCTGTGTACGCCTGCCCCGGAGGGTCAATAAGTAGATAGTTAGCCGTCTCTTTCTGATCGACCTCATCGCGTGAGACTTCCCTAAACATTGAGCGTATAAATTTCGCAAGACTCGGATCGAATGGCTTGCCCATCATTTCCCGCATGAAGTTCGCGTCCCCTGATTCAGGTGTACGCATTCGACGCTTGATCTCCTCAATACTGATCTTCCCGTCTGTTACTTCCTCATCCGTGAGTACATGACGCTCTTTCCATGTTGGATTACCCCACTCATCCACGATCCACACCGTACGAACGCGCATAGACTCATCTGTCTTCGCCTTGTCGATGATCGACTGCACTGTGCCGGCTTCTGATAGGTAGTTGCCTAGGTATAGAATACGCCCATGCTCTTGATCCAGTCCTCCCTTAAACTCTGAAATATGGTCTCTAACCTGTCTTGTCGCCGCCTCTGACCGGACAGTCGTTAAGTCCTCGAAGTCATCCATGATAACGAGCTGTGGACGTGTAGAGCCATGCAAGCGACCACGAACAGGCTCTTGAGTGCTATGAGCTTCGACGCGCACACCATTCGTCGTCAAGAAGTCTGATACCTTTTTTTGCGTCTTTGCGTCGTCTGTGCGCTTGGCGTTGAACAACTCGCCGAAGTCTCGCTTGATCTTTGCGTTCGTCTGTAGTTCTAACACAACATCGAATAGAAACCGCTCGGAGTTTGCCTTGTCATGCGAGTCAACGTTCACATACTCAAACTTACGGTTACAAATACAATAGATGAGAAAGCCCTTTGCTAGGGATGTCTTCGCGCTCTCTCGGAACATGAACCAACCTAGTTCCTTAATCCGCCCACTCATCAGGTCATGCAAGTCTTGTCCCATTTCATAGTGGAAATCCGCGAAAGGTGCTTTGAGATAGTGAAATAAATAGTACGAAAAAAAGACCATGAAGTCTTGGTCTGTTGCGTATACCCTTTGTGCCTGTGTTGCCGTGTCATTAAGCCAAAGGATTTGTTCAGCCGTTAGCCTTTGCATTGAACAGTTTGTTTACTTCTGCCTGCTCTTCAGGTGTCATATTGAGCTTCTGTCCGTCTGTCGTTAGATCAAGATTATCTCCAAACTCTTTCTTCTTCTTTCTGCGCATGTAATCGATAGCAATCATTGGATTTTCTCCAATAGCTTTATTGATCGTACGTCTAGCCTTTAGAAATGGGGCTTGCCGTAATTCATCGAACCTGTCAGATAACGAAGGTTCTTTCTTAATGTGCTTGTAATAAGTATCTCTTGAGATATCAGCAAAAAAGCAAGCCTCTTCTACTGAACAATCCAACAAAAAAGCTTCTTCTAATTTTCTTACAACTTCTTTTGTAAATTCTACTGGTCTAGCCATATAAAAACAATAAATCCCCACCGGTCATCGGGAGAGTACCCGATACCACGACATGGAGAAGTGTTGCGCTTGGTTAAGCATGGAGATAGTGTAGCGTACTTGATATAAAACGTCAACGCTTAATCAAAATACCAAGGGTCACTGAATCGTTTATAAGGCGTTTCGTCTTCGAGTTTAGCGCGACGGGACTTGATAGCGGTCTGACGCTTAAGTGCTACTTTATGAAATGGATATGTTGCCTCCTTACGTCTTTCCTTTCGTGTGTGATACTTCCGACCATACCAATACTCTGTGAACCTCGCTTTTGCGAAAATCATAATGCGATAATCCCGCCAGCTTAATTGCTGACGTATTACGCAGAATGGATAGTTTTCATAGTTTAATCAATTTTAATTCCATTTAGTAATTCTTTCAAAAAATCGCCTTCAAATTTGATATCTCTTCCGTTATTTCTAACTATAATATCTATATAATGCGATCTTGGAAAGATATCCTGTAAATTTTTGATAGTCTTTTTTTGCGGATCGTTAAAATTTAGCGAAATTGATTGTAACTTTTTCATACCACTATTATACACTCTTCCAACTCATAACGCAAAAAACAAAAACCCACGTCTGGATCGTGTCCCGTGGGATTTGCGCTATAGATTTAATGTGTATCGTTGCAACACTACTACAGTAAGCCTCTAGGAGTAGACACACTGTTCAAGGATGAACTTTACGATCATGTCTTCCTTTGGTCTTCACTATATACTATACACTACTTCTTTTAACCTGTCAACGCAAAAACCGACTGGTAAGGTCGGCTTGTGCGTCGCTCATGTGTACATTCACGCTTACTATTATACTTCCTACTCCTTCTCCACGTCAAGTTCCTTATGTCGTTAATTTCATTATCTCTCCCGCGAACCGATCAGCACGCGATAGGTAGAATAGATAGGTATTACACGCTAAATCGCTCGTTCTCTTTCGTTTCGCGTAATAGTCCATCCAAATACATGCAACTTCAAGATCGCTTTTTAATTTTATCTTCCTTTCCCTTTCTTTTCTTGCCATGAATGGCTTGTAGTGAGTTGTCATATTTCAGTTTGATGCTCTTCTGCCTCCCATTCGTCCGTACTTCGATAACTTCTGCTCCTTGGGAGTCCCAGAAGTCTTGGATGGAAGAGAAGTAGGTCATATCAATCCTTTAGCAGTTCCGCTACAGATGAGACGGACTTCACTTCTTTAACAATAAAAGCCTGCAAATCTTCATAGCATTTAGTCGTAGGATAAATACCATATTCATTAGGATTATCTAACATTTCAGAAATAATCCGACAAATCTCTGCTCTATATGGATGATGATAGCAAAGATCTCTTAAAATTACTTTATCATCATCAAAATAACATCTAGGACAGTAAGATTCTTTTCCTTCTGGGAATTCTTTAGTTACTTCACCATTATTCATATTATTAGTCTTTAAGTAGCTCAGCTACAGATGAGACGGACTTACGCTTTAGAGTAAAAACAACTTCCATTCCCACACATCTAACCCATGAATCAAATACATCTAGCCGTGGTGTACGTTCTCCTGTCTCAAAATGAGAAACTTGCATAGAGGAAATATCTAGTTTTTTCGCTAGTTCCTTCTGTGTCATCCCTTTATCTTCTCGACATTTCTTGAGAATTTTCGCATATTGAGGAGCGTCTTTGTAAGCCACATCGTGATCTATTTTCATAGAAACATATAATAACTAAATAAACAGTATCTGTCAACTGTTGATAAACTAAAAAACCGCCCGTAGGCGATCACACTTATCCACATGCCAACCACTATTAGCACATTAATATACCCGCTTTTTCGCTTAACCATGGGCTTGACATAAGCGGAACGTTGCGCTATACTATTATCATAATCAACAAACCACACATATATGATCATATCAAATTGTTGTTCAGCTGTTATCTGGGAAAAGAATTATTATCAAACCGGAATACCAAGTTATATGTGTTCTGAATGTAAAGAGCCTTGTGAACCTATCGAAGAACCAGAAGACGAAAGACAGTTTAGGACTGCTTATATGGATCGCTAATAACAAAAATATGCTAAAAACCAAAACAAACGCCCAACGTATCCTCGAAGCCCAAGCTAAAATGGCTCTAAACGCCATGGACGCTCTCCGTATCATGTATCCTGCCCACATGACCCATAAGGAGGCTATCGCCCTGTATAAGTCATTCTTAACCGTTACAGCCTAGTATGAGATACGAACCTTACACCTTCCGCCTCATCCGAGGCACGCATGACTGGGCGTATATCGGTCTGATGATCGCTATAACCACGTTTGCCTACATCTGCTACATATTCCCTATTAAGCCTGTGTTTGCTGAATCGCCGATTAAAGATACACGAGTACACGAGAGATACTGTGCAGGACTGAATATGCCATGCGTAGACTCTATTGAAGAATTGAAGCTTGATTTTCCAGAGACGGAGAAAGAAAAGATCATCGCCACTCTCCGATCTGTATGCGATGAACAGAATGGCGGTAAGGACTGCTGGAAGATTCTTTATGGAATGGTACGCCTTGAGTCGAATATGAACGCAAACGCTATTGGCGACTCTGGCAAATCTCTAGGATTTATGCAAATTCATGCTGGTTATCATCCAGAAGTACCAGACTCATGCCGTACCGATCTGTATTGTTCTACCTCATGGAGCTTACGACGTATGATCGCGTATGGATTCCGTGAGAACCAAAAACAAGGGATCAGAAAGCACAATGGCGGACTCAACAACCCCAAAACCTTAGACTACTATAATTCAGTCATACAATTTGCTGAACAAGCTAACTAAATACACTAATATGCTCTACATTCGCTTTGTAACTCGTGGCACAAACCCTGACGCTATCCGTCGGTCGATTTCGCGCACGCATGAGATCGTAGGCGACCGCGCGACGCTACAGGTTGTTACCGATTCCAACATCCCACGCTTGCAGTACGCGGAGCAGATCGTCGTTCCTACAGACTACACGCCAGCGAATGGTGCGAAGTGGAAGGCGAGAGCGTTGCATTATGCGACCGTCACGCGTCCTGTAGCGTACACAGATTACGTCTTGCACCTCGATGAGGAGTCGATCATCACGCCTAAATGCCTTTCCGCTTGTCTTGCCTTCCGTGGCTCTATCGGACAAGGCGAAATCATTTATTCAGGTCATGGCTACAAACCTTGGAATGGAACTTGCGCCGCCGATGCTTTGAGAACAGGCGATGACGTGATTCGATTCAAGGCGCAGTATAAGCTAGGCTATCCGATATTCGGCTCTCATGGCTCATTCCTTCTCGTGTCGGGTTGTATCGAACAGACGATAGGATGGGACTTGGGTGCTGGTGGCTCGATCACGGAAGACGCGGCGTTCGCGCTCACGGCATGGGTAGCTGGATTCCGCTTCTCATGGATAGACGGACAAATCATCGAACAGTCTCCGTATACCTTCACGGACTTTGTTAAGCAACGCCGTCGTTGGTTTAACGGTTTGTGGATCGTGGCGACGTGTCCGGCTTTTCCGCTTCGCTATCGCTTCGTCCTCCTCGTCTCTATGATTTATTGGATGTTATCTCCGTTGATTCTCTTCGCGTCGGTTCTCTTCTTCGCCCTCGCTATCGTCCCGCCTCTATTCGTCCGTGTCGGTCTTCTCGTGTCGCTTGTGTACTACTTCATTGTCTATGCCGTCGGAGGCTGGAGGAATGGCAAGATGATAGGGATGATTGCCTCGCTTATTCGTATGCCGATCTCATTCGTCTATGAGGCTTGTGGGGTACTCTATGGAGTATTCCGACCTATTGCGACGTTTGAGATTGTGGATAAAAACTAATTATGTATCGTCCCTCATGGCACGCCTCTAAAGCAGGTATCCGCGCTTATACGCGCCCTAGTAGGCTATGGTACGCACTCGCGGTCGTTGTAGTAGTCGTGTGTGTGGCTAAAGGTTGGTAGGATTCGGGCGAGGTGGTAAACGCCTGAACTTGCATGGTTGAATAAAAGCACACCATTCCCCTGTGGCAATATAGCCCAGGGGAATTTCTTTTTGTTACGTAGGCAGTAAACCTATTTTATACTTTTCAGACGCTAAGAATTTTGTCGCAATTAAGCGTGCCACTTTAGACTAGGACGCAGGTGTGCTTGTCGGATCAACTACCGACGCGTTGCCTAGGGGACAGCAAGTCCGTTTATACTTTTCCTTTCTGAAGGGATAAGAGCATCTGATGAACAACTTAACTTTTTGGTCGGTACAAACCGAGTCCATCGGAACAGTTAAGAGCCGGTACTATTTTGAGCCTGTAGTGGCAAACCAACACAAAAACCTCCTTTTTTAGGGGAGGTATCGTGAATACATGATATCGGCAACTCTTTGAGTTGTCGTACAACATCTTAAATTGTAGTTTAAGAATACCATGTATTAAGTGGTTACGTCAAGGCTACACCAACAAAAGAAATCGCGCAAGTGGTAGACTTATCCACTTTTGCTTATTGACAAATGCGGAGCGTTGCGCTAGGATATGGAGTATATGATAGACCTACGATTAGGAGATTGCCTTGAAATAATGAAAAATATACCCGATAAGAGTATAGACTTAGTAGTAACAAGTCCTCCGTATGATAATTTAAGAACATACACAGGAGAACAAGAATGGAATCAAAAAGTTTTTGAAGATATTGCATTTGAAATAGTAAGAATACTGAAAGAAGGCGGAATAATAGTTTGGATTGTTGGTGATGCGACAATAAATGGAAGTGAGACTGGCACATCTTTTAAGCAAGCCTTATATTTTAAGAATTGGTTGAATTTGCATGATACGATGATATGGAGTAAAGGAGGCTTTTCTGCTGTTGGTGCGTTAAAAAATAGATATGCTCCAGTATTTGAGTACATGTTTATATTCACAAAAGGAAAAATAAAAACTTTTAATGCAATAAAGGATAGAAAAACGAAACACGGAGGAGAAAAAGCAGGTGGAACAGTTCGTCAAAAAGATGGAACGATGAAACGAATGTCAAAATATATGACTATCAATACCTTTGGGCAAAGGTTTAATATCTGGGAACAATCACCACATAGACAACGTGGCGGACATCCAGCTCCTTTTCCTATAGCGTTAATAAAAGATCATATAAATTCTTGGAGTAATGAAGGAGATATTGTACTCGATCCATTCATGGGTTCAGGTACTACAGGAGTAGCTTGTAAAAACCTCAATCGTAACTTTATTGGTATAGATATATCGTCTAAATACTTTGATATAGCTAAAAAGCGTATTGAAGATGCTACTAACCAAACGAAACTTCTATGACCTCTTTTGATCTTTTCTGGTCTGCCTACCCTTCCTGTACTCGTAAGGTTGCACGGAAGAAGTGCATGGCAAAGTGGGCGCGTATCAATCCAAGCGAGGAGCTTGTGGATAAGATCGTGCAACACTTAGAGTTTATGAAAAAGGATGAGTCGTGGATTAAAGGCTTCATCCCTATGCCATTCACATATCTAAACCAAGAGCGGTGGGAAGCGTTTGAGATCGACGAGAAGAAGAAGGTCGCTCAAGAGTGCGCTATCTGCCATGGGACGGGTTGGGTTGAACGCGCTGATCGCTCTATGGGATTATGCGGTTGCATAAATTGATATGCCCGCCTCCGACACCTGCTCTATCTGCCATGAACCGATCAAGGCGAGCCAAGGCTTCGTGTGTATCTTCGAGGATGTGGAACTTAAGATCATGCACTGGGAACACTTAAGAGAAACGATATGAAATTAAATATGTATGGGTGTACTCCATGCCCAAAATGTAATAGAGAGTTCCGATACTCAAAGAAAGATCACATGACCTATTGTGATTATTGTAACTTTATCGAGGAATGCAATAGAGAGGACTGGTGTGCATGGTGTCATTCAGAGGTGGATAGATCGGTATGTTGGTGCGGAGAAGACGAAAAGCAACACGGCTTAGGAGGTGCTGAACATACGTTTGTCCCTATGGGGTGTAACTGTATGCGCGATTCTTTAGGGAAAAAAATGCCATCATCGTTATAGAGTTATCCACTTCTTAAGCTTGACATAAGCGGAGCGTTGCGCTACTATACCCTCATAACCAACAACCACTATGACTATCGAACATCAATCATGTGACAAGTGCGGTAACGAAATGGGGTGGCATCAAGTCAAGGCGATCAAGCCAAAGTCAGTTACCCGACTCTGTAAGGCATGCTCTATAGCTTATGAGTTCGATACCAGCCAGAGCGTCAAATTGCCATCAGGAGGCGATTTAGCCCCATTGTTCGATAGAGAGTCCATTAAGACAATTTCTGACGCTGTAAACGCCTTGTAGCTATGACCACCAAACAATTAGATCTCATCAAGCGTAAGT